TGGGGTCAGTACACTCGTGAGATGTCACTCTCAACATTTGTTGGCGTCGTTACTACCCAAACTGGCTTAGTGCGAACTTCTATGGAATAACTTCCTAAGAAGCTAGTCCCGATCAGGCTGAGCGCCTGATGAACTACCGCTAAGCCAGCCTAAAAGTCGTCGTCGTCTCCACCGAACCCCAGCTCTATCTGCTCTGTAAGAGCCTGATGGACTGCCGCTAGGACTGAACCTATCGTTCTCTGTCTTTGATGACTCATTCGCCTTGAAACATAGGCGTCTAATGAATCAAGACCGAGTTCGACCTGGAATAGGTCTAGCGCAAAAGTCATCGGATTGCCTTCGTTGTGAAGTTCTCATCACAAGTTTGCAATAAGCTTTAACCTGGTAGATAACTGGCTCACGGGAGACGCGGCACTAAGGTAGTGCAGGTCGTCCGTTGGACCAATGTCTTCGGTGTGGAGCTTTTCTGTGGCTGTCCCTAACTTAGCAATTTTGCCTTGGCTTTTGTCAAGCCTGGTTGCTAGGTTAAGAGCTTTGTCTTTGATGCGTCGTAGTAAGTGATAATCACACTCTACTTCAACATCTGCTACACTCATCGCGGCCCAAGGTTGTTGTCCATAGGTTACCTCCGTAAGGAGCGCCTTAGACGGCCTTGGATCGTATAAGCATAGCTCGACATTTGATGTGACAGGTGGATGGTACCACTTGTTCATCAATCACAGGACGGGACCTTGACTGTGAGCGTTGGCTATACCCCGCTCCTGAGATAATCGTATAAGCATAGGAAAGACCTTCGGGTCCTTCTTCGCTTGTACAATTACATCAGGCGGGACCGGGGACATTTCGACCCCTTGGAGGAACGTTCGCTTGGCAATTTCAATTGCGCCCAACCCTTGTGTAGGTGGGGTCATTGATTTTGTCAAGTTTACCGGTACTCCAAGAGTTCGAAGTATCCTCTGATAAGCCTTCGCAACGTCTTTGTGGAATATCGCTATGTCATCACCTATTAGTACGTAGCCGCTAAACCATTTGCGTTTCGGGAAACCGACGCACATGGCCGCGACTTGTACTACTAGGTGGTGAGTAAGCGAAAAGATAGCCCAAGAGCTGAGCGCTCCCATAGGCTGTCCCACAGCGTAGATGATACCACCTTGGCCTTTCATTGAGAAAGTCCTCTCGGTTACAAGCGTGTACCAAGCATCTGCGGTTGATTGACCCAATATCAGTCTGAGCATTTCCCTTTGCATTTTTGCTGGGAAACGATCAGTTGCTGATGACAAGTCGAAACACCAGGCACGGAACCCTAACGCACTGTACCTCTTAGCTCTAAGAGCTATTTGGTTGTGTGAGAAGGTACCGTCTTGGCGAATCTTCTTGAGACACCTGTAGGCCCACTCGTGAAGTGGCTTAAGGGCGTCTTGGGTGAACCAGTCGCAGATTGCTACGATACGCGTCTTGCAACCTGCCGCAGGAATCGCCGCAAGGCGACTATGCAGCAGAGATGACTCCGCAATAGCGGAGGATAGGTTGGCTAGTTCAAGCAGGAGTTCACGTCGTTTCGACCTATGGTCGAGTGGACTGGTAATTGGAGGTGAAGGCAGAGATCTAATAATCTCTTGTCCGAATCCGACATCTGCAACAGCACTTGATTGTACCGAAGCGTTTAGTGTTCTCCAAGCTTCAACTAGCCTCTTATCCTTCGTAAAGGCCTTGGCATCGTCCTCTATAGTCTCAAGGAGTGGTCCGTTAGGACCACTCTTCGAGCTAAGATGGAACGCTGTATCCACGGGGACGTCCCCTTTAATCTTTCGCTGCAAGGATTTGCAGGCTAGCTTAAAGAGTCGTTGAAGTTTGTCCACAAGTTGCTCTTGTGAAGTTGATACCTCAGTGATTGAAGACAGATCCTTATCAGGCTCTCATCTTAGTAGCCTAAATCAAGAGAGGACGGTTAAAACCGCTCTCTTTTGATCTACACTACCAGATGATAGCAGTGATTTGAACTGTCCGATATTTCTTGGGAATCCACTTTTATCAAGTGCAAACCAAGGGCCTGACTGGTCCACAGTGAATGGCATGCCTAAAGCCAATCTCATTGATACTCTGTAGTATTCTTTGAGAATAGCTCACGCTTGCTTCTTCCCTCTGGATTCAATCAGGATATCGGCGTGTTCGAAGAATGCGTCGACACCTTTGGGTATGAGACCAAACAATGTTGAGGTGTACTCAGTGAGTGCACCTTTAGCCCTGGAAATCTTCTTTTGGAAGACTCCTTGGGGGTTTGCGATCATGCTTGCGGGGCCGACTTTAACGGGCAGGGCTTTAACCTGGTTTACACACCAGTGCTGAGAGTGGTGATTTTCCGCCGCTTTCGCTCTGGTTGGAACCAGAGGTGCCTGCATGTGTGGGGATTAGCCTCGCTCGCAGCCGAGGTTCGACCTCCGTCACTCTAGGAGGT